TGTCCGGCTCCCAGTACACTCCGTATACCCCGGTGCCGGACTTCAGTTTGTACCACCACACGTCGCTCCACGTCTGGTCGAAGTCGTTCTGGGTCAGCACAACCGGCAGGATGTCCGACAGGCTCTGGGCCGTACCGGCGTCGTCCGGCTCCCTCGGAAGGCAGATCGGGTGCGGGTAGTTATCGCAAGCGTCGCTGTGCTTGGCAAGGATCACGTTGACAAGCCACGCAGACGTCGGCTCGGGATCGCCCACGTCATGCTTCCGTATCTGCTCCCAGTGGCGCAGTTTCCACATCTGCTCGGCGTCCACGATGCGCTGTTCCAGATGGATTTTCCCGTCGCGGTACTTCTGTAGGATGGTCTGCCATTCCCGCACACGCTTGATGTCTACGGGCTTCACAGAGGGCAGGACGTCCTGCTCCGGTGTGGTCATGATGATGTCGTCCATATGCTCACCTCGTAAATCTTATCGCGCCCCATCGGCTCGGGGCTTCCTTGGTAAACTGGTTCAGCGGGTCGGCCCACGGCACCGGCTCCGCCTCGTTCTTCCTCGGGGAGATCGGGTTGTCCATGAACACGTACCGCGCCATGTCGTATATATGGTCTTCCCCGTCGGTGTCGATGTCCTCGACCTTCCGCTCGTCGTATACCAACGTGGGGATCGTCCGAATGAAGTTCCGGCACGTGTTGAACACTTGGAACATGGGGAGGCCTTCCTTATCGAACGCGAACCGGTAGTGGAACTGCATCTTCCCTGCGAGCCTCGTATGGTCACCCGGGAAGAACGTGATGTAGTTCGGGTGGCGGGCCATCAAGTCCGCGATGCTCTCTCCCCTGCTCTCGTCGAAGATAGCCGGATCGGCGATCCCGATGATATCCCGTCCCCGGAGGAGCGGGTGTTCCTGCTCGGTGCGCCGTATCTCCTCCGCGATCTCGACCGGGTTCATCTTGACTCCCTCGTTCGGCGTCCCGGTACACCCGTACAACTCGGCGATATGGTATATCCGGCCCTCCTCGTCGGCCACGAACCATCCCACAGCGAACGGGCGGCTGTATCCGAAGTCAAAGCCGCGCCAACACTTCCAGTGGGCCGGTGGCGTGAACGGCTCGATTACGTGCGTCCAGAGCCGGTCGGCGTAGTGGTCGGGGTCGTTCTTCCACTCCCGGAAGACCTGCCCGGAGAACGAGTTCCAATCGCCGTACAGGAGCGCGTCCCGCTCCGCCTGTGGAAGCATGGCGAGGTTGCCCAAGTACGCAGGATCGGCGTCCAGAAGGGCTTGGTTGTCGAATACTGTAGCCGGGATGAACACCCGATCCCTCGTCACCTCGACAGGCCCGGTAGGCCCCTGCACTGTCAGCGTCTCCGAGATCGGCGTCATGGGAGGCGCGGCGTCGATGAACCGATCCTTGACCCACCCATGCCCGATCCCGCCCGGGTTGGTCGTCGCTCGGATGTACACCCGGGCCGTATCCCCACCGGCATTCCGGCTCGGCCGGTTGCGGGAGAACATATACGAGTACTCGTCCCACGTGAAGTGGGTCAACTCGTCGAACGCGATATATTGGAAGGATCGCCCTTGGTAGTCCGTTCTGGAGGTCGTGTGTTGCATGGAGCCGAAGTATATCATGGCCCCGGAGGGAAACCTCCAGACGTGGTTAGAAGCGTTGTAGACGGCCTGTGGGAAGGCTGGCTTGTATATCGCCATCGACCGGTCGATCAGTTCCGACAACTGCGGGAACGTCTTACGCAGGATCAAGGCCCGGTAGGACGGGATATGCACCTGCCGGAGGGCCTCTGCGAGCAGGGCGTCGGACTTTCCACCACCGGCCGCGCCGCCGTACAGCACCTCATACTCCGGTCTGGACATGAACTCGATCTGTTTGGGCTGTGGCGACCAGATAACATCACTCATGCTCTGTCGGCGTCTCCTCTCCCGTAGGCTTGACCATCTGGACGACCGGAATCATCACGACGCCGGTATCGCCTTCTTCCCCTGCGAGCAGGGCCTGTCGCTTCTCCAGAGACTCGATCCTCGCGGCGATCTCCTTCCGGGTCATGCCCGCGAAGGCTCCTGCGACGGTCTGTAGGTCTTTAAGGGAGGCGCAGTAAGCCCGGATCATCGTGGTATCCGAAGGATCGACGCAGGACATACCCAGTTCGACCTTATCCAGACCCACGTTCACGATCCGCAAGCACTGGCGCGTCACAGCCTCGATAGGATCGCTTTCGCCGTCGAACAGCAATTTATACTGGTCTGGCGGCAACGCTCTGGTACGCTTTTCAGCACGCTCTACGCCCCACTTTTCTCTATACGCCCGATTCGATATCGTCGAGCGCGGGATTCCATATTTATTTGATAGTTCCGTGAACGAGCATCCACCGATGAATGACGCACGGATCGCTGTCCAATCTCTCGCCATAGGTCATCAACTCCAGATAGAGGGTATCAAACTGGTAAAGGGTAAGGTAACCCCTCGTCAAAGATCGTCGCTGTATTTGGCGTCTATGATCCCGTAGAGCCTACACTTGCTGTAGTTGTCGTTACAGTACTTGTCGCCATACGATCGCCGGTCACCTGCTGTCTCAAATGCCGTTATGACCGCGCACCGGGCCTCGTCAGCGTATCCCTCGCAGTGTATGCGGCACAGGTCGTATTTGGCGAAATACGGACACCGGGCCAGTTTGTCATCGTAAGATCGGGCCAATTGGCATCTCCTCCCCCTAGGTTGGCCGGTTACAAATAGTTACAATTTAATTACAATTTAGGTTCTTTTCTTGACACACTGTGGGTATAGTGGTAGAATGTCTACAGTAGCAGAGGGTATGCCCTCAAGTACCTTGTCAAGTGAATGAGCGCGAGGCACCGGGAAGCAGGATTGGAAACCCCGGCCCCACGGGCGATCGCCCGCACAGGGGGAAGCGGTTGGGAAGCGACAGCCGCGATGCCAAGCCCAAGAGAACGCGCCAGACCAAATGCTCGGCCCCTGCAAGAGCGGGGGCTTGGGAGTTCGAGTCGAAACTCCCCTTCGGGAGTCCACCGGAGATCGGCTACCGGTGCTGATGAGACAGCCGAGAAAGGATGAACACAATGAAAGATATCATCGAGAAATGCAAGGTCGCTTCTCCCTACGTCTGGGAATGCGAGGCGGAAAGCGACAGCGGCGACAGGATCATCTACTACAGGGCCTACCGGGAATACGATGGCCCCGCGCAGGAGAACCTGAAACAGTACGATCTGGAGGCGGCGGTGATCGACCGGTGCTACCTCGCCTTTGGATCGTGCGCGTGGTATTCGGTGGAGGTGATCGAAAACCCCACCCGTTAATGTCGAAACGGGCTACGGCCCGTCTGGCGGGGATCGCCTCCCGTCACTGATGATGACAGGCGAGAAAGGATAGAACATGAACGCTTTTAAACGCTACGCCCGGAGCAAGGGTATCAAACTGGAGAGCGACTACGAGTGCCTCCCCTTCGGCTACCTCGAGACAGTGAAGGTCGATTCCGAGACAGCGACGATCTCCGAGTACTACGTGTGCTACGGGTGGATGTTCAAGGTCATCCGCCGCGACGGCACGATCGACCATTTCGCCACTCGCATCGATCTGGACGTCGATCGCGTAGCCGAGCACCTCAAGCGCGGGGACGAAGGCACCTTCGCGGAGGACGGCCGCAACCGGGTAGAGGTCGTCAATATGTGCGGCGGCCGGTACCTCAACTGGTGCGACGGCGTGGTCATGGGATTGACCGACGATCCCCACGAGGCGGCGCGGGTTCTCCTCAGGGGTCGCATCCGGTGGGAATCCCTCTCGGACGCATACTACGAGGAGGTGTGAACGATGAAACACTACTACATCGAATTTTCCCGCGACAACGAACGCGACGGTCGCACGTACTGGTGCGTCGCCGAGGCCGACAGTCTCGCCGATCTCGAGTACACCGCGAAGGTTAATCGTTGCACGATCGTATCGGCCAGTGAACTGGACGAGGACGACAACTAATCCCAACTGACGAGGCCGGGTGGTTCCCGGCCGAAACGCCCGGGCGTCTTGGGAAACCTAATCCGCTGACCTACCGGCGATACGGGGAGAAAGGAACACAACATGGCATACGAAACAACAGCAAAGGCCATCCGCAATCGCGGAGGCGTCATCGTCAACGTAGGGAACGGAGGGGCGCAGACGCTCCTGCACAACCACGACAGGCGGGCGTGGAACTCCGGCGTGTACGGATGGAACTTCGACGTCTACGAGGTCTACGGGATCACGATCTGCACGGGATACCGGAACATCCCCGGCCGGTGCTTCTTCGATCTGCTGAAGGAGTACGAGGACGCCGCCCAGAAGGTCATCCGGGACTTCGACATCCCCTACGAGGAGAGGGTCGAGCGCGTGGAGAACTTGCTTGTCTCCTTCTGCGAGGTTGTCAAAAGCGAATGGAAGGAGGCTTGAACGATGAACAAAGCACGACGCAAGCAGATCGATGAAATCCGCAAACAGGTTGATACTCTTCTCTACCTCGTTATGGACTTGCAGAGCGAGGAGGAGGAGTACCGAGACAACATCCCGGAGGCAATGGAAGAGAGGATCGCCAAAGCAGACAACGTCATCTACTTTTTGGAGTCGGCCGGTGACGCTTTGGAGGACGCTTCCGAGTGTCTCGACAGTGCCGCCGAGTGAAAGGAGACATCATGACCAGAGAAGAACGAGCGGACGCCATCCGCGATGCCGAGGAGAGCGTTGACCACGCTCTCCGTGAGGTGGAGCGGGCTATGATGTACTTGGAAGACATCGGAGCAAACAAGGCCGTCATGTCCCGTCTGGAAACCATCCATCGGAAACTGATATTCATGTTGGAAGACCTGTATCTGTTCTCTTGACCAACGGGAAGGAGTCCAGTACAATGGTAGCACCTATTCTGCCCCAGTGTAACACCACCAAAGGAGGGTTCATGCGTGGCCTTTGATAAGGCATCCTACGACCGCACCTACTGTGCGGAGAATACCACGATCGTTCGCGTCCGCTTGAACAAGAAACACGACGCCGACATCCTCGCCCACCTCGCCAAACAGCCGAACGTGAGCGGGTACCTAAAGGCCCTTATCCGGGCCGACATCCAGACGTCCAGATAGGGCAATACCCCCGGTGAAAACCGGGGGTTATTTTTTTGCCTATTTACCAGAGTGCCTCCCGTATCCGGCACAGTGCCTTGAGTATCGATTCCGCATGATCTCTCTGCCGTCGCATGGTGTCAAGCATGGACTCTTCGCGTGGTTCGCGTGATTCTTGTGCCATCCCGCCGCCCGGTGCTATGATCCCGGACTCTATCATGCTCACGCTGTGGTCGATCTCGGTCAAGATGCATCCCATGTTCTCAATGATCTGCTTTGCCGTCTCTGTCCTCGGCCCCTCGACCGGGTATTCAAATTCCTGTTGTCTTGGATATGCTGTTGTCCCATACTCGTTCATCTTCCTGTCTCCTTTATCACGATTCCATACCGGGCGTAGACCCACCGCCTCTTCAGCCGGTACACCGGAGTCCTCACGCCCTTATAGTCTTCCCAAATCCACCGGCCCTGCTCCGGGTCGTAGTATTTAAAGTCGGCGGTATAGTATATCGCCCTCTCCTTCTTCCCAAGAATCACACAGGCCGGTGCGAGTTCCAGTTTGACCTGCCGCTTCAGCCCGAGTATCCGCCCGGCCTTCTGCAACAGGATCAGTTCCTGCCACCGCTCGTACTCTCCCTTGGAGTCAAAGGTTCCCCATTGCGGGTCAGTTATCTTCTTCGCATGGTACTTGCTCATCGTCTTCACCTACTTTGCGCTTAAGGCAAGCATCTACTTTCGCCCGATAGCCTCTCGGCACTGGCCCGTATTTCTGGACATATCGCTGGAGCATCAAGACTCTTTCGCTCATATCGTCAGTAGTTCGCATCGCCATGATGAGTAACTCGGCGGTTATTTTTCTTATTCGAGCATCATTCATCGTCTTCACCTACTCCCACGTAGTACTCGATCTCCGCGCCGCAATGCGTGCAATGGCACACGTGAACGATCCCTTCTCCCTCTCTTCCGTAGTCCTCGAAGTCAAAGTCGCTGTCCCGGATCACGGATCGGTGCAAGCAGTGGAAGCACTCATAGCCGGTGCCTATCTCCGCGACCTCCTCTATCCTCAACCCGTGTCCAAGCATGGCGTTGTTTGCACCATGCCGTGCGTATTTAAGAATTTCTTCCAAGTGTTCCTTGGTGATCCCGTCAATTAGAACTGCCATCGTCTTTCCTTTCTCCCTGTGAACAGAACCCGTTATCGCCAAGCCCTGTTTTATATCTGCATAGTTGGTTAAGAGCGCATTCCTTGCACCGTACCAGTTCGCAGTTCCCATACACGCGTCTTATCCATTCTTCGTCTTCTTTGTTGACGAACTTAACAATGTATTCACTCATCGTCTTTCCTTTCTCCGCACCCGCCGTTGCTGATGCACCCACCTCTGCCATCGTAATCTGGGCATCCTCTGCACGGGTTTATCTCCGGCTCATCAAAATCGCCTGCCCTTTCTCCACCTTCATGCAGATGTACTTCTTCAAGAGGACAGAATCTGTTTCGTTTGGTACTCGTCAACGCTTTGTGCGTGATTACGCAGGAGTAGTCTTTTCTGAATTTACTGCCTTTAGCCATCCATAGCGTAGAGTAGTATTCCATCCCAAAAGGGCAAGCGTAGCAGTTTTTCGGCATATCTATTCCGTTAATCAGTATGCTCATCGTCTTCCCTTTCTCCGTCCAGTAATGCTCCACAATTGGGGCAGTAGTTCTGGTCTGACGGGAAATAACTTTCGCAAAACGGGCATTCGTATTTGCGCCATCTTTCAAAGTTTTTCCTGTCTCCAAACAACACATAGACAACATACTGAGCGCAAGCCTCAACCGCTTTTCTTTCGCCCTCTGTCAATGCGTTTTTGTTCACATTGTTTGCCACATCTTTTCCATCCAAGAGCAGATTCTCAAAGTAATGCTCAAGACAAGTCATCGTCTTTCCTTTCTCCGTCAGCACAGTACCAATCTCCGCTTGGTAGATTTCCCCTTCCACAACTATTACACACGGGGCAATGCTCGTCATTCCCTTGCCATCTGCATTCCTTACACCGCACCAGTTCCCCGATGACTTCCTGCTTCACCGCTCCGGGGTAGCCTGTTTCACGAACAATGTATTCACTCATCGTCTTTCCTTTCTCCGTCCATCTTCGCCCCGCAGTTTGGGCAGTAACGACTAAATTTTGAACCGCCGTACCAAGTGTACGAACTTTCTTCTCCACACAACGAACAGAATATGTCCTGCCCTTTTACTACCCACGTTCCATGTACCACAGGCACGGCATCAACGGTAGGAGCATTGTCTATCTCGTCCTTCATGTCATCACGGTCACAGGCTCTGCATGGAACATCTCCTATGGCATACAGGAATACCCTCTTCCCTTTTCTCAAGCCTTTTCTTCTGCCACAGTCTCGGCAATATCGTTCCATTACTTCGTTAATGAGTTCATCCGCATCAATAAGCCTCATCGTCTTTCCTTTCTCCGTCCCTACAGTAGAACGAAAGGTCATCTCCCACAAACATCCCGTGGTTGTTGCATAGTTCGGCACCGTCAAACCATTTGCAATACTTGCACCGAACGATGTCCCTAACATATACCGTCCGGCGATACTCGACCCCGTGCAGAAAGTTATCGTCAATAACTTTGTACTCGCCAAGGCGAACCGCTTTTTCTCCGCTCTCTATACGGCCCATAAGTTCCGCCGCAATGTGCTTACTCATATCCGTTATCATATAGTCAATGAGTCCTTGCGCTGTGGATTCGTCACGCGTACATTCCATTGGAATCACTTGTGCCACGGTAAATCTTTCTGTCTTGTTCATTGTCTCTCCCATTCGTCCGTCTCCGGGTTGTACCGGAGATTTAGTTTTGTCCGCATCCTGTGCTTGAGAAAACAGTAGGTGAGGTAGACCGCATTGACCACGGCCCACACCACTATCAGCACGACCCACCACTTCATTTGTTTCCTCCCATGTAGTAGTCGATCACCTGCTTAACTGTCGTGTCCTCCTTCGGTCTCACCCATTTGTGAACTTGCTTGTAGTAGATTTCCTGCACGAGGCAGTTGCCTACGTCTACTGTCCGGTCGCCCTTCTGCCAGTAGGAGTCGTGCGTGATGTACAGCACGACGGCGTCGTTGCTCCATCCCTCGGCGAGCCGCTCGAGTAACCGCCTCTGCACGAACGAGAGGAAGCCCTTCTCGTTTTTGATCTCGCCGAGGACAAGCCTCCCGTCCCGGCAGAGGTAGTACATATCGATATCGGAGGGATGCTCGCCCCGGAACATGGACGAGTAGTCCATGCGGAGGCTGTGATAATCCCAGTTTGCTATCATCACAGGCCGTCCTGTCTCATCATCTCGGTCAGTCTCTTGAGCCTGTCGGTCTCTCCCTCTTCCAGAACCACCGGCGTTATCTCGTTGCCTGTCTTAACCGGCTCCTTCGGAAGGTACACGCTGTCCCATGCGTGGTAGATCGCTTCTTCAAGGCTCTGCTTTCTCTGGCCCGCAGGGATCGTGTCCAGTTTGTTGACGAGCATCTTCTTGGCTCGATCGGTCATGGGCTTCTTCTTCTTGTTCCGCATCTCTCCGTACTCCCGGAGGAGACTTAACATCTCGTCATCATCTCCGGCGTACTCTCGAAACACGTCCACGCGAGGGACTTTGGCCCCTTTATCTATATCTGTCTCTAACTCTTTCTCTTTATCTATATCTATCTCTTTCTCTACGTAACCGTTTTGTAACAGCGGCGTAACAGAGTTACGCTCCCTCATCTTACGCATCCTCTCGGCGGCACCCGTCTCGGAACCCAGCATCTTCTGGGACTCGGTCATATACAGCGTCCCGTCGTCGAGGACTTCTATCATATTCAGTTCGCTGAACGTCTGGAGCGCGGCCTTGACCACGTCCACGTTGGTGTCGGTCACGACCGACAGCATCTGCTCGTTGTACGGGATCGTCTCACTGAACCGGAGTTCCCCGTTATGAGAGACGGACTCGCAGAGCAACTTGAGATAGAACAGGATGTAGTCCCTGCCGTTTGGCAGGGATTCCACTATCCTAATGTCGTGCCGCTTAAAAAACTGGCGATCCAATTTCAGCCAGTAATATTTTCGCTCACTCAAAACGGAAGGTCACCGTCTTCCTCATCGATGACCGGGTAGTCCTCGGCCGCCCGATCCCGCTCCGCCTTGCTCGACAGGAGATCGAGTTCACGCACGTTGACGTACCATGACTTCTGCTTCTTGCCGGTTTCCCGGTTCTTCCACGTGTTCGACGCCATCTCCCCGACCACGCCGAGCCTGTCGCCCTTGATGCAGTACTTCTCGACGATCTCCGCCTGTTTGCCCCAGATGGTGCAATCGATCCACTCGACCTTCCGGTGGTCGCCAAAGCCCGTGTCTACAGCGAGGGTTATGTTTGCCACGACGGAGCCGCTTTCCAGATGCTTCAGTTCGGGAGCCGCGCTCAATCTCCCAGTGATGATGGCCTTATTCATACGTTCTTTTCCTTTCTGGCTTTAAGCCCATAAATTCTGCATAGTGTTTTGTCCAACGTGATCCCGGAGTCTATGTGGTACCTGTCCATAAAGGTGTGGTGTCCGGCCGTGTGATACTCGTTGTGGTGCTTCCGGCACAGAGGCAGTACCTCCATGCCCTCGTGGATGATCTCGTCGCGATCCCGGCCCATGCCGACAGCGTCGACGTGGTGGAGATCAGCCTTCTGCCCGCAGACACAGCACCTCTTGTTGATGAGGCAGGAGTAGATGTAGTCACCCACGTCATCTACGCTCGCGAGCAGGGAGAACTTGAGAGGTACCCCGTTGCTCACGACGAACCGAACGAGGAACCGCTGGAACTCCGCAACGAGTGACATCGGTGCGTCGGACAAGGAGAATATCTGGTCGTTCAAATCTTCCAAGTGGCTACTCCAGAACTCCAGTTTCATGTACTCTTTCACGGACGCGGTGTCGTCACCGACCCACTCCGCGATCGCGTTGATAAGCGAGTAACAAAAGCCCCGCTGTTTGTTTGATAGAGGACGGGAGTCAAGCAACTGAACCTTGACCTTGGACACGTTCCGCTTGACCAGCGTGTACCAATCCGCGCACGGGGCCTTGATGGTCAAGACCCCTGTGCGTTCGTCATAGTCAACAACCTTCCCGTCGATAACCAGTGTGGCCGGAGTCATCGCAGGGCCGTCTTGATGCAATCAAGACAGAGGACAGCACCGAACTTTTTCCGGGACTTGTCGCAATGCTGGGCGACAGATACTGTCCGGCCGCTGTTTCCGGCGTAGGGCTGGATTTCCTTGCCGCACTCCTCGCAGGTGGCGGTCATCTCTGCCCGCTCCTTTGCTACCTTGTCCATCGCTTCGATAGACTTGCGGAGCCGTTCCTCCTCCGGGTCAACCTCCTCCGGGCCAGCCTCCTTGGGCATGACCTCGTGGCTGTCCGTCTCGCTGTCGATCAGTTCTTCCGTGGGGATACAGAACACTTGGAACAGCGCGTACTTGTATGCGGCGGACATCGCCTTGTTGACGGACTTGTCGCCGGTGTCCATACCCTCACCGATGGTGACCGCCGTAACCGACGTGCCGTCCTCCGCGTAGAACGTGTACTGTACAGTAAGCACAGTGTAGATAAGGACGGTTCCCTTGCTGTTCGTCCGCTCCTCCCTGCTCATGTCCATGACAGTAGGAACAGCGAACACCCGATACTTGGCGAGCAGAGGATTGAACGTGTTCATGACGTCGTCGATCCCTCGGAACATATACCTCTGCGTTTCGTTCCTCTTGTCCTTCTTCACGGCCGCCTTCTCGCCAATGATAGCGGCGATGCTCTCGTAGATGTTCATTACTTATCTCCTTCGTAGTAGTAGACGGCGTAGCGAACAGGGTTGCCGTCCTCGTCGATCTCGTATCTCATGGTCGTGCCGATGTTGTATCCGCGCTTCTTGAGGTCGGCGATCCGGGCCGCCAGCCTCATGCACCCGAACAGATGGTAGGATACTTCCGCCGTAATTCGCTTGCCGTCCTTGAGGTAGGCAAGGATTCGGTCACACTGCGATCTGTTTCTCATTTGACCACCTCGTATCCGTAGGCGTGGTCGTCAAGGAACGCCTTGAGCCTCTTGATCCCGGCGGAAGTACTCCGCACCCGGATGGTAACGGAAACCGAGTCGAGGATGTCCGACCACGGGTCTTCTGCAAGCATCTTCTCCGCTTCTTCTTCCGCCGCCTTCTTGAGGGCCTCATGCCTTGCATTGACAGAGGTTACCGCCATCGACGCGCTGACTCCGTTGAGGTACTCGAGGACGATCTCGTCCTTGTAGACCTGCGACTCGATGAGCATGAGATCGCTCTTGATGTTGACCGCCTTCTCCTCCGCCAGATATCGGAGGGTGGACTCGGTATCGCTCATCCCGATCTTGTAGTACCCGATGTTGCGGAACTTCTCCGGGATGCCGTACTCGTCACACAGCCCGTCGAACTCGGCGAGGAGGTACGACTCCTTGTGTGCCTTGATAGCCGCCTCTGCTTCGTCGATCTTGGATTTGAGGTCTGCGTCCGCCGCCTTGTAGGCGTCGCTTACGCACTCTTTGTACACGTCCTCAAACGCCTTGTACGGAGCCATGACCTGCTCCTTGACCGCCTTGCGCTGATCCTCAAGGGCCTTGAACTCCTTGTTCAGCGCGGCTCTAATTTGTTTGATGACCTTGTAGTTATCCTCGGTGCATACGAGGCCCTGCGCTTGCGTGGTCTTCTTCAGCACCTCGTCCTTCACGGAGCGGAGCCGCTCCGTGATGACGGGTAACTGCTCCACTACGATGAGAGGACTTGACGTGGTGACAGTTGTCATGGTATAATCATCATGCGTTGTGTTCTGGGCCGTGCTTGCCGCTTCGGTGGTGGGTGCGGCCCCTTTCTTTTCACTCCTCATAGGTGCGAATCTCCTTCCATGTGAACTTGCCGTATCCGCCAGACCGCCACTGGCCGAGGCCGTGATCCTCGCCGTAGTCCAGCCACTCGCGAACGAGGGCAAGGTCTTCCTTGTTGTAGCACTTGACCGTGAACGTCAGCGTGGCTCCGGCCCGGATCGCTTCGCTGTTGGCAAGGGCTACTCTCTCGCCCATCGGGGTGGACGCCCGCAGGGGACGCTGGAGATCGTACATGGGGGACACGTTCTCAAACGGGATGCGGCGTTCCTTGATGAAGATGCGAAGGTCAACTTCCTTCTTGTACGCCTTTATCTTGCTCGACAGGTACTCCTTGTTTACCCGGAGAGCGTTGCAGGCTTCCTTGAAGAACCCCCGAATCTGGTAGTCGTACAGGTACGGGTTCCCATCGGCGTCCTTGTAGAAGATGGTCTTGCCCTTCTCGACGACGGCGTCCGTGCCGAGGGCCTCGATCTCCTCCTCTTTGCTCCACGCGTCCGGTGCTTTACTCGCGATGTAGTTCTCGTGGAGATACGGATCGCTGGGACAGGAGCCGAGGATGTCCTCCGTCAGTTTCAACTGAACTTCCATGTAAAATTTGTTCATTGTGTTCTTTCCTTTCTTTTGTTTTGTTGTTTGCCTTTACTGCTCAAGTCTTTGCCATTGCTTTGCTTTTGAGTTGTATTGCCATGCCATTGCCCGTCTTCTCTCTTCCTCGCCAGCACCACGAACAACTGCGCAGTTCCTTTGCGCATCCATGCTATGCCGCGGCCCATCGTTGTTCCGCACTGCCATCACTGAACATTGGTTCACTGTGCCTATGCGCTGGTATACCGAGCCATGCCGTTGCCTTGTACGCATTTCATACTCAACTTTGCCAATGCTTGGTCGCGCCGTTCTTTACCTATGCATGACTTCGTCTTGCTTCGCCATTGCTTTGCACATCACCGCCGTGCCTTGCCGATGCGTCTCTCCTCCGAGGTATGCAGTTCCAGTGCGCATCAGCGCGTATCGTCTCTTTGCCATTGCCTACCCAGCCCAGCATTGCCGTTACTGTTCACTGCTGTGCCTCCGCTATGCCCTGCGCTACCTTCGCACTCGATGATTAGCATTGCCGTTGCCCCGCGATTCGGTGCTACTCCATTGCCAAGCGGCCTGCGCATTCCTCGCCACAGCATCGCTCTTCTTTGCCCTTGCAATACGCATCCTGCTATGAGGTGCCGGTGCGTAACAAACTGCGCCGGTGCTTAAAAGGGGCGGCCTTCAATCTGGGATGCGTGGTACTTGCGGTCGCTTGGTTTGACGTCTTCCCACGTGGAGTAGAAGGGGCAGGGGCGTTTGAACTGTGTGCTGTTGAGGGCGATGCATCCGCCGTGTCTCTCAATGTTGCAACAATCCCGCTTCGGGTGTGTGCAAAGAGGAAACCCGTTCACTGTCTTCTGCATCACCGCGCCCTCTTGGTCATCGCCGCTCCCGCTGAAAGAAGGGCGATCCCGATGATCCCGATCGCGACGAACTGCCATGCCGCCATCGTCCCGGATTCGATTCCTCCCGGAACGGACAGGATGAGAAGCAGACCGAGCAACCCGAGGATCGTTCCTATGACTTTCATTCCATCACCTTCCCGTTATCATGCGGATGATCTCCGCGTCCGACGCGTCGCCCAAGATGCACAAGGCCCGGAACTCGTTAAGCGTGAGTTCTCCCGGGTTGTTCTTCCGGCGACTCAATGTCCTGCGGCTAACGCCTATGGCCTCCGCCGCTCCTTCCTGTGCCACACCGGTGATGTACCGGCGAAGCACCTTGTCCGCTGTCTGCCGGTTCATTTTATGAACCAACAACATCAAAAAAAATAGCGTCCATGTCGTCTGCCGAGAGGTTGTACTTCCGTTTGATCGCCAGCATTTCCGTCTGCCGGAAGTCGGTGCCGTTGCCATTGATCTTCTGGTTCAGTGTGGACAGTTCCATGTGCAGGTAGGCGGCCAAATCGGCCTGCCTGTCGCCGTTCTCTTTGAGGACAGCCTTGAGTTTATTGCTGTTCATTGTCTACTCCTTTCCCGCCGTATTAGTCAAGGTGGTTCATCTCTTGACACGCCCATATTACCACTACGATTTTCCGTTGTCAAGAACTTTTTTCTTGAAATGACACAAAAATTTTGGTATAATTTGGGTGAGGTGAAAGCAATGAGTTTAGACAATATCTGTGGAAAGAGGCTCCGCCAACTGCGGGAAGACGCAAACATGAGCCTTCGCGAACTGTCCTCTTTGATCGGGATCGGGTACGCAACGATCGGCAAGTATGAGCGTGGGGAGGTAGTCAACCTAAAGCAATCCACCATCGCCAGATTGGCGGAGGTCTTCAACGTGAGGCCGTCCTATCTTCTTGGCTACGACGTCCTCGACGCAAGGGAGATCGCGCCGCAGGGTATGCTCCCGGTCATAGGGCTGGCGTCAGCGGGGAAGGGCGTCATCGCCGCAGAGGACGTCCTGTACTACGAGCGGGCCGACGAGCAGTACTGTAATTCAATGTACTTCTATCTTGAGGTAACGGGAGATTCCATGTCGCCCAAGATCGACGACGGCGACCTCGTCCTCGTGCATCGGCAGACGTCCGTTGACTCCGGGTCTATCGGTGTGTTCATCGTAGACGGCGAGGAAGGATACGTGAAGAAGGTGGAGTACGATACAGAGTATATTCACCTGCTGTCCTTTAATCCGTACTACCCGCCAATGGTATTCAACGGGCCGGATGTCCTGCGCGTGTACGTCGTTGGCCGGGTGATGGAACTCAAGAGGAAACTGTGATGAGCAAGAGACTACCAAGCCCAACCCAACTCCCATCCGGCAACTGGCGCGTCCGTGTCATGGTGGATGGCAAGACCTACTCCGTCACCGAACCGACGCGTGATCTCGCTATGGCCAAAGCGATGGCCCTCCGCGCCGACGCCCTCCAGCCGGAGCGTGTAGACGCCCGGAAGACACTGGGAGAAATCCTTGACGAGTACATCGAAAACCGAGAGAACGTCCTGTCGCCCTCTACGATCCGTTCTTACGCATCTTACAGGAAACACAGGTTCTTACCCTACCATAACTATAAACTGCCGATGCTTGACCGCAGGACGCTCCAGCGCATGGTTAACG